ACAGTTACACAGATCAAATAACACCATCTTTTGATATATCTGAGCCAGAGCTTGATGACATATATGAGCAAGGTGCAGTGGGAGCAGCCAAAGGTGGAATTATGGCAACTAGACTTGGATTTGCATCAGGCACAGGACCTTTTCCTTTAAAACTAATGTTTATGATTAAAGATAGATTAAATAATCTTAAGCAGTCAACGTTTAGTAATTACAACGATGTTAGAATGTTTGGCGAACAAAAAGGTATAGAGAACATACTAACGCCTTATAAAAACGTGCCAGATAAAAATAAATTAATTACAGCGCTAGAGGATATAGAGGAGCTTAAAAAACTTATGCCAGAAGAATATCAATCAATTTTAAATGATATTGCAAACGATACTAAACAATTTAACTTTAAAACAGCTAATGATAGAACAAAAGCTTTGGTTGAAACACTACCATCTGATATAGATTTTAAAAAGCTGTCTGATGATTTATTCCCTATGCCTAACCCAGAGGATCCAAGCATGATTTTACTAGGACCAGATAACCCTTTTTCAAGAGGTAGATTTAGAATAACCACTGAAGTAGATACCTTTACAGGTAAAGGCAAAAGAACAACACGTGATTATTTTGATGAAGAAACAGGTGAATTTCTTGAGGAGGGCAAGTTTGTTGATGAGGAGCCGTTAGATGAAGAATTCAGTGGAATGATAAGAGATATGGATAAACCAGATGAAACTAACTAAAACTATACCCCCTAAAAGAGGGCCACAGCCTCAGGGCTTGCTTATTAATTATAATACTGTTAAACCTGTAAAATTGGAGAAAATAAATGGCAGACATAGACAAGTCTCTTCCAAACGTAGAGCAAGAGATAAAAGTACCATCACCTGAAGAAGTTGAAGTTGCTCAAGAACAAGAGCAACAAAAGGTTGATGAAAGAGGTAATCCTGTAGAGGTTACAGAAAACGAAGACGGATCAGTTGACATAAACTATGATCCATCTATTGGATCTGTTGAGGGTGGAGAAAATCACTACGATAATTTAGCAGAACATTTACCTGATGATATTCTTGGAAGACTTGGAACTTCTTTGTATCAAAATTATCAAGACTATAAAAATTCTAGAAAAGATTGGGAAAGAGGTTACAGAGAGGGTTTAGATCTTTTAGGATTTAAATACGATAATAGAACAGAACCATTTCAAGGTGCAAGCGGAGCGACTCACCCTGTATTAGCTGAAGCTGTTACACAGTTTCAAGCGTTAGCTTACAAAGAATTATTACCAGCAAATGGACCAGTTAGAACACAGATTTTAGGAATGCCAACACCGGCAAAAGAACAACAATCACAAAGAGTAAAAGATTTTATGAATTATCAAATCATGGAAAAAATGACAGACTATGAACCTGATTTTGATTCTTTACTGTTTCATTTACCATTAGCAGGATCTGCTTTTAAAAAAGTTTACTACGATGAGGCAGCCCAAATGGCTTGCTCTAAATTTGTACCCGCTGATGATTTGATCGTTCCGTATACAGCTACCTCATTAGATGATGCGGAATCTATCATTCATCGCGTACAAATATCTGAAAACGAATTAAGAAAACAACAAGTAGCTGGTTTTTATAGAGACATAGATTTAAAACCAGGACCTGTAAACGAAACTGAAGTTGAAAAAAAAGAACGTGAACTTCAGGGAGAAACTAAAGGAAGAGATGAAGATGTTTTTAATTTATTAGAGTGCCATGTTAATCTTGATTTAGAGGGTTTTGAAGACATGGGACAAGATGGTGAACCAACAGGAATTAAACTTCCTTATGTGGTTACTCTTGAAGAAAACTCTAGAGAAGTTTTATCTATAAGAAGAAATTATGAAATAGGTGATTCATTAAGAAATAAAATAGATTACTTTGTGCATTTTAAATTTTTACCAGGATTAGGATTTTATGGTTTTGGTTTGATCCACATGATTGGTGGATTATCTAGAACAGCTACTTCTGCATTACGACAACTACTAGACGCAGGGACACTATCAAATTTACCTGCAGGATTTAAACAACGAGGTATTAGAATAAGAGATGACGCTCAAAGCATTCAGCCAGGAGAATTTAGAGATGTGGATGCACCAGGAGGAAACATCAGAGATTCATTTATGATGTTACCATTTAAAGAGCCGTCACAAACTCTCTTACAACTTATGGGCGTCGTAGTATCTGCAGGTCAAAGATTCGCTTCAATAGCCGATCTGCAAGTAGGTGAGGGTAATCAACAGGCAGCTGTGGGTACGACCGTAGCATTGCTAGAGAGAGGCAGCAGAACAATGTCTGCCATTCATAAAAGAATATATGCATCACTAAAAAAAGAATTCAAAATATTAGCAAGAGTTTTCAAGTTATATCTACCTCAAGAATATCCCTACGATGTTGTTGGTGGTCAAAGAATGATTAAACAATCTGACTTTGACGACAGAGTAGATATATTGCCAGTTGCAGATCCAAACATATTTTCTCAGACTCAGCGTATTTCCCTCGCACAGTCAGAACTGCAGCTGGCAACATCCAACCCACAAATACACAATCTGTATCAAGCATATAGAAACATGTATGAAGCTTTGGGTGTAAAAGACATAGACAAAATTTTAAAACCACAAGCTATCCCCACACCGAAGGACCCAGCGTTAGAGCACATTGATGCTCTCGCTGGGAAACCGTTTAGAGCTTTCCCTGGTCAAGATCACAGAGCACACATTACCGCTCACTTAAATTTTATGGCGACTAATATGGCTAGAAATAATCCGTTAGTCATGGCAGCGTTAGAAAAAAATTGTTTTGAACACATTTCTTTGATGGCACAAGAACAAGTTGAAGTAGAATTTAGAAATGAAATACAACAAGTTATGGTGATGAAACAAAATCCTCAAGCAATGCAAGATCCAAACATGCAAAATCAAGTTAGAATGATGGCAGAAAAAATTGAAGCAAGAAAAGCACAACTAGTTGCTGATATGATGGGTGAATTTATGCGAGAAGAGAAGAAAATTACATCACAATTTGATAATGATCCTATTGCTAAATTAAGATCTAGAGAGTTAGACCTTCAAGCACAAGAAAATGCTAGAAAAAGGAAAGAAGGAGAGGAAAGATTGAACTTAGATAAGATGAGAGCGATGATGAATCAAGAAAATCAAGACGAAAAATTGGAACAAAACGAAGAATTAGCAAAATTAAGAGCTAATACATCAATAGAAAAGACAATTTTATCAAAAACACTGCCAAATGCTAAAGATATGGGCGCTGGAAGTGTAATAATAGCGAGAGACGATGACAAAAAAAACTAAAAAAGAGAAAAAAGTAGCTAAAGTTATGAGAGAGTACAAAAAAGGCGAGCTTTCTATTGGAAAATCTGATAAAAAAGTTAAAAATAGGAAACAAGCTATAGCAATTGCTTTGAGAGAAGCAGGAATTAAAAAGAAAAGGAGCTAATATGGCAGAAGAAAACAAAAAAGGCCTGAACCATGAGATGTTTACGAACAAAGATGGTTATGTTGAAGGTGGAAAAGAGATTGAAACTACTGATCCATCTGAAATGCAAGAAGCAGAGGTTCAAGGTCAAGGAAATATCTTAGGCGAGAAGAAAAGAAAAGCTAAGTGGTACTAATATGGCGTGGTTTAGTTTAGCAAAGATTGCGATGCAAGCTGGCGCTAAGATTTATTCTAATCGTCAGAAAACAAAGATGGCTATGTCTGATGCACAGCTTATGCATGCAGAGCGTATGGCCCGAGGAGAGGAAGCTTACCAAGGCAAATTGTTGGAAGCCAGACAATCGGACTGGAAAGACGAATTTGTGTTGATAATTTTGTCGGCTCCGATTATAGTGCTTGCGTGGGCGGTTCTAAGTGACGATCCGACTGCAATGGAGAAGGTCAAATTGTTTTTTGAGTACTTCTCTACACTACCGTCATGGTTTACAAACCTGTGGATCCTTGTCGTGGCGAGTATTTTTGGTATAAAGGGCACACAGATATTTAGGAACGGAGGAAAAAAATAATGGCAAACCCTAGATTTAATAAACAAGTAACAAACAGACGTGGCGCTATGGGTGGCGGCATGATGAAAAGAGGCATGTACAAGAAAGGTAGCTTTCCTGATATGTCTGGTGATGGTAAAGTTACTCAAAAGGATATTTTAATTGCAAAAGGTGTAATTAAAAAACCTGGCAGCAAAAAGAAAAAAGTTGTCAAAAAAATGAAAAATAAGAAAAAGGTGATCGGCTAATGGCTGGCAAAGGTTTATACGCAAATATACACGCTAAAAGAAAACGTGGTGGTAAAATGCGAAAGAAAGGTGCAAAGGGTGCACCTACAGCAGCTAATTTTAGACGAGCCAAACAAACAGCGAGGTCTTAATGACAAAACTATGTCCAAGAGGTAAAGCAGCAGCAAAAAGAAAATTTGCGGTATACCCTAGCGCCTATGCTAATGCCTACGCATCTAAAATCTGTGCGGGTAAAATTAAAGATCCGTCCGGTGTGAAAAGAAAAGATTTTAAAGGTCGTAAGCCATCTGCAATGGGTGGAAGGATTAAACTAGCTGGTGGTGGTCTAAGAGAAGCCACTGATAGACTAAGAAGACAAGGTCTTAGAGGTGGTGGAATCTGCAAAAAAGGGATGAATAGAAAAATCCTTAGAAAATAAAATGGCAAAGAACGGTCTTGATAAATGGTTCAAACAGAAATGGGTAGATATTGGTTCCAAGAAAAAAGGTGGAGGCCATAAACCATGTGGAAGAAAATCTGCGAGTGGATCAAAAAGAAAGTATCCAAAGTGCGTGCCTGCTGCAAAAGCAGCAAGGATGACCGACTCTCAGAAGCGGAGTG